TTATCTTTTACTTTAAGTTCTCCATCTAATACCCCTGAAATTGCACTAATTGCTGAACAGTTAACAGTTCTATCAAATTGCCAAGTTCTAGTTATATTTCCATATTCAGATTGTATTTCAACAGCATAGTAAATGTCTGCAGTCATTGGGTAAAGGATATTGTCAAATGCTGAATTAAAAAGCATTTATAACACCCCAATACGGATATTATTCTTATACTTTGCCAGGATTCTGTCAACTACAAGATTTCCAGTTGATGCATTAAAGTTCTTTGCAAACTTAATTTTAAAATCATCATTATCAAATGACTCAATATATTTATTAAGATATTTCATATTATCGCTTGAGATGTCTGAACAAAGAAGTCTTGTTGCTTCTTGAATATCTTGAGGAATTACTTTATATCCAAAGTCTGCATCAATAACATAGTCATATCCATCAGAAAAAGCTCTAGATAAATATCTATCTCTCCATACTTGTGGATATTCTGTTTTATTATTTTCTTCGTATACTGGAACTATAGAAGTCTTATCCTTGCTAATTGCAAAAGTTAATTCATTATTGTTTAATGTTGAATCATATAACAGAGTTCCATTTTCATATACCTTATAAAGTTTATTAATTTTTTCATTAACTACTAGATAGTCAGATCCATTTCCAACAATCTCTTTTTCTTTTCTAACATATCTAAATCCTTGAGAAACTTCTGAATCAATGATGTACCGTGCAGTTCTTTCCATTTCTTTTACTTGGGAAGTAGTTTTATTTAAATCTGTAGCAAGTGTAGAAATATTTGTATATGGTCTAACAACATCAATATTTGTAGTAATAACAACTTCATCTAAATAATTATAAACACTTGCATCCAAAACTGCGTCATAAGATGCGTGCTTTCCATCAAGTAAAAACAATATATCTCCAGTTCCGTTTGCAGTAGCACTTGCTGAAACTACTACATCTGATAAAATATCTGAATACTCAATGGTATAAAGTCCACCTGGGACAAGACCAGAAAAAGAAACTGTTGGGATGCTCCCATTAATTCTTAAAACTTCCATTATTTAGCACCGAAAACTTCGGCTACCTCCTCTGGAGATGCGACTCTAATTTTTGGGAATTTAACAACCCAAATATCAGCATCTTTTTTACTTACAACATTATAGCCTTTAGTAAGTCTGCCAAGACTTTTTTCATAAACGCTTGCATTTTCTACAAACAAACAAATTAAATCTTTTTTAACTTTTTCCATAATACATCTATATTATTATATCATTCATAAATAGATGAAGGGGAGACAAATTAATGCCTCCCCTCCAGTGATAGAGTAAAATTACTCTGACATGAATGCTACTGCATCAGTTTCTTCAACTGCTACACCAAAGCGTAGGAATACGGTATATTCTACTGTATCCTTCTTTGGCTTGAATTCACGGTGTACTGTTACGTCTCTCTGGAAGCCCCAGATGCGGTTTTCTGGGAATGTAAGTGATACATAACCAGCTGGCATCAAAGGAACTTCAACTAATGGAAGACCAAGAACACGGTACGAGATTGGGCTACCAAGGGTCTGCGGAGCAGTACCATCAATAACACGCTCAACGATACGCTCTGAATTCAAGTTACCAGAAGAACCTAGACCATTTACAATTGCTGCAACGGTTTCAGTGTCTGCATAGAACTTCATGTTTGAACGGGAACCACGGTACTTACGAGGCATTGCAAGAACAAGTCCCTGCAGGTCTTCGATATCTGTACCATAAGTTGCTGAATTGCCATCGGCTTCGATTGATACGAAACCTTCAAGGATGTTCAGGAAGTTGTTTGTACCAGCTCCTGTACCATTGATGGCTAGATCTTCAAGATCGTTAGCAAACGCACGGGTCATTGTACGGACCAAGTGATCCTCCAGACCAGCACCTTCAATATTATCTTCAAGAGCTTCACTCGAAACTTCCCAATCAAGACGAATCTTCTTGGTTGTAAGAGTAACCTTTGTGAACTGAACATCAGCATTAGTGTAGGTTGCATCAGCCTGGGCTGCTGCACGAATTACACGCTCTCCAACATTCATTTTTTCAAGTTCAGTTGTGTTAGCTCTCATTGTGACTCTACGACCATCTTGGGCTAGAACCTGCTGTTCAAAGATATACTCAATAAACTGACGTGACTGTTCAGGCTGCAAAATACCGCCATCAGACACTAGATCACCAACTGGGTTAGTATTGTCAAGAATTCCAGCTGCTGGAGTACTTACTCCACCAATACCACCCGATACGATGGAACTAGCTGCAGCCGCTTTTTCTAAAATTTCATTATTTTCTGTCATTTTTTATTTCACCTCCAGTTTCTTTTAATGATATAGGTCAGCGGAATTTAGGAAACGTCCACCCCACATAGACCCTTTTCTTATTGTATTGCCCTGAACGATCCCGCCGAGATCGCCAGACTTACGGACAGCGGTATCGTCTTCTAGACCATCTACACGCTTTCCAAACTCTTCAAGGTTGCCTTTTACCGCTGAAATATCTTCACTGGTTGTATCAACTGACTTTTTGATACCTGCAACTTCTTCTTTTAGTGACTTAATTGTTGAAACAAGTTCACTCACTGCCTCTGTTACTGAAACCTTAATTTCGTCAACAGCTTTTACAAGCTCAGAATCAGCTGAATCTGTTTTAACAACAGACTTTTCAACTTCAACACTATCGGAAACTTCTTCTGCATCTTCTGCAGGTGCTTCTTCTGGATCAGCAGACTCAACCACTGTTTCCTGAACAGCTTCAACTGCGTCAACTGACTTTTCTACGGTTTCTTCGGCAGGAGCTTCAGTAACAACTTCTTCAGTTGCAACTTCTTCAACGGTCTCTTCTACTACTGTATTATCTTCTGACACGTTGTTCTCCTCCTTTATATTGTTTTTAGCAATTGACTCATTGTTGTCAATCGCTGTTTCAGACGTTTCGCCTGAAGTTTCTGGGGTTTCGGAAACATCTTCAGATTTAGCAATGTTTGTAGAACCAATAAACTTGTTTAAAATTGATTTAACTGTCATAGCTTTTTCTGTATCCTTTGTCTCAACAAAACCAATATTTTTCATACTGACTTCACATAATGGGCAACTTGAATCATCAACTTCTGAAAGTCTGACAATGCCGTCATTCTCACACCAGTAGATATTTTCAAGGTCTGCTTTTGCAATTATACCATCTATTTTTTCATCCTTATTAATCTTTTGAATTGACACAACATTTGCAAGTTGATTTGCTGGATTATCTACCAAAGATAGTTCGTGAAGTTCATAATCTTTAACTAATCTAATTGTTTTATCAACATTTTCATCGTAGGTATTTTCTGAATCCTTGATTACTCCGCCAATTGAAAAGCCTGAAAGAGTGCCATCAAGCACCTTTTCCCAAGTGTCCTGAGCACCTTTAGAAATATAAGTATCTACATAAACGCCGTTATAAAGTTTGCCTGTAGTTTTATCAAAAAACTTTTCTTGTCTAAAATTAATAACCTTGCCAACTGCAATAGATTGATGCATTTCTCTTAGATTACCACGAAACATTTCAAAAGCTTTTATACTAACATCAGTAGGAACAATGTCTGCTTGTTTGTCAAGGTTATCAAGCGTAGCAAATCCAGAAACGATTCTACGCTCTACATCCACTTTAGCAATTGGCATAGATAACTTTATATCATCGTTATCTGAAGTCCAATAAGCCTTGCTTAAATTAGTCATGTTAATCCTATTATATATGTATTTTTCATATGTTTATAATATTGTTATATTATACTACAGATCTTCCTTCGCCACCAGGATTTCTTCCTGTTGTGGTTGCAGATGAATCTGAAGCCTGATCAGTTCTTTGCTGGTCTCTTTGTCTTGTTCCAGCCATTTGAGCATTTTGCTCTGCACGTTGTTGAGGGGTCATAGCTACTGGAGTATCTCCTTGTGGAACTACTGGGAGCCCAAGTCTAGGTCTGATATCATTTGGAACAACAACTTGTGCTCTTAGATATCTTTCATCAATTTGACTTTGAGTATTTTCATCAGTCAAAGTTAATTCATTAAACTTTAATAAAAGAATATCTGTTTTTTCTTTAATAAGTTTATTGATTGTTTTTTCTAAATTCTTTTGAGCTGGTCTTGCTACTTGTTCTTTAAATGTTCTATCTGAAACAAGTGCGGATGCAATTGAACTACCAGGATCCGAACCAACTTTGGAAATTGGAACTTGATGAGCCATAAGGATATCGTGAACATTTGAAGTTCTGTATTTATCAAATGACCCTTCTTGAATTCCATTTTCAACTGGCTCCATTTTAAATTCAACCTTGTTGTCTGGACCGTCTCCAGGAAGTGGTATATAAAGAGTTCTATGATTTTGTCCACGAAGACCAGACTGTAGGAATCTAAATAACTTGTCTTCTGCTTCTGAGCTTAGCTTTGCACCCTTTAGTGTAACAATGTATCTTGGTACTGCTTTGTTTTCAAAATAGTCAATATTATATCTTGCAGCAAGCTGATCTCCAACTACTGAGGTTGCAGCAGACACAACATCTGGAACTCCGTAGTAAGTATTCTTTGGACTATATTTTTTAATGTGAATAAGTTCATTTGGTCTTTGATCTGTTGTAACTGGATTTACTGTTTTTTTATCTTGAAAATTTTTAAAGAAAACAACTCTTTGATTTACAATCTGAACATAGCCATCACGCATACGTCTTACACGAACAGTTGTTGCAGGGATATGACCAATATAGCCAATCTCTCCAGTATTCTTTCTTCCAATTTCAATATATCCATTTCCAGTTGCTTCATAGTCTGTCATTGCTTTTTCAAGGACATGGGTAAAAGTATCTTCATCATTTAATTCTTCAAGCCAATTTGCAAGATCAGACTTTGCTCTTTCAACTTTTCTTTGTGCTCTAACTCTTTGGTTTGTATCGTCAATTTCTTCTATTCTTGCTTTAACAATATCAGACATTGTGAAACCGTATCCAAGACCAACTGTATTTGCAACCTTTGCATTAATTGCAGCGTGGTTTGCAAATGAATTATCAAAAAAGAATGCTAGTTCGTCAAGATTGTAAGGTGGCAAAACAACATCAAAAAGACCATAGGCTGTGGTGATGTCTTGTTCTGGAAATAGCTGCTTAGACTTTGCACCATCTTGACCAGTATAGGCTTTATTCATTCTTGTAATTCTGCGTTTAAAATTTGCATCTATTCCATCAAAGGTTTTTACAAGATCTGCTTCAGTCATAAACTCATCTGTTTTATTTGAAGTTGGCTTATTTCTATCTAAGTTATCAATTCTAGCAATAACTTCATTAGTCATCTCCATGTTTTTTTAGCCCCTTTGCAGCATCAGCAAAAGCACCAGTATCAAATTCACTTGGTATGTAGCCTTGCTTCATTCTATCAATCTGAACAGAATGTTCTTCATCTGTAATCCTTGTTACTCCTGCCATAAACTTTGCTTCTCCTGGACCAGCACCATAGTGTGCTGCAGCTTGAGTAATTCTATTGATAGCAGTTAGATCATATTTTCGAGCAGGAATATTCATAAAACTTCCATTGCCGTCTCCAAATATTTTTCCTGTTTCTGTTTTCCAAACATATATACCATATTCAGCATCGTTTTCTACGACTCTTACTTTTGGTTTGTTTGGCAGTTTTTGTAATCCTTCTAGATAATCCATGACATAATTGTACCATAAAATATCGTTTAAACCAAAAATACGTCCCAAGTTACGTCATTTATTACTACAACAGAGTCGTGACTAACCTCAAGTATGCTATCATCACTAACAATCCCAGAAGACAGACCAGAATAGGTATTAAATATTTCTTTTGCATCTAAAGAAAGTAGAGATACTTCTTGAGATTGTTCATTTAAAATTGTAGCCCAGGAAGAGGATGCAGACCAATACTGCCAGCTTTCATCTATAACATTGTTATTAACATTATCAAGATTGTCTGAAATTAATGACCAATCATTATAAAAAGATAAGTTTTGTTTGATAGAATTTAACTCTATAAAGCTTGCAACATTGTCCACTTTTATTCCAGAATATATCTCTATTTCTCCAATAGCTGCGTCTAAGTAAATTGGATAGTGATCTTCTGTAGGCTCTTTTTCAAAAGATATAGCAATGTAGTTCCAAGCTAATGGCTCAATTAATATTTTATTAACTAAATTTCCATTTAAAAAGAATCTAGTATTGCTAAGTTCTGCACCAGTATCAGAATTAAAAATATTTAAAAAGGCTCTTTTACCATCACCTTCAGGATTTAAAATAATATCATATGAGTCATTGGAACTAAATATTTTACCAATCTTTTTTCTTTCAGCAAATAAGTTAGATTCGTTATACATTAAAAACATTTGTAGTCCAACAACTTCTTGATCAATTTTTAGTGAATCATTTATTGGAATAGCAATTCCTTTTAATAAATTTTCATCTACATCTGGCAAAACTTCTATTCCAGAATCTCCAGCTAAATATAAGTATGGTGAGGACTCAGTATTGATAACTATTGGGGTATTTCTTTTATAAACATATTGATCTTCATTTTTAACTATTGGATAGAATTTTCCTCCACTGGGAGTATTGATTGAATAGAATTGTCCTTCATCAAAGGAAAGTGAAGCAAATCCCATATTTTTAATCTTTACATTTTCTGTATTTACTCCCTTAGAAGAAACTTCAATATGAACAGTTATGTAGTAGTTGGTGAAACCAGACACGTCTTTTGGTGGGTAGATAATAGTTCCATCATTAATCTTATACTTTGTATTTTCTGAAGAAGTAATTTCTCCTAAATCTAAAATTTTATTCATTCCGATATTCTCTACATTTGTAAACTGAGTATATACTACCTGACCAATTTCAATAATATTTTGTAATGTTACATAGACTTTTGTTGATAAAGAATTTTGATAATTTGAGGAATTTTGATTATACTTTGAAAATATTGAACTTGGTGTGTCAATATTAAATTGTAATAAATCTAAGTCATACTTTAATTTTCCGTCAGACTGAGTTATGTACTTTCCAAAATAAGACAGAGGTATTGAATTTTCCCAATACCCTGAAACTCCTACATCTAAAATCATTGAAGTGTTTGTTGTTTTTGGCAGCAAGGTATAAGATCCAATGTAGTTATGAAGGTCTACATTAAAGTCTTTAATTGCTATACCAAATGAATTAAATATTTGAGACCCATCTTTATCTGTGAAGAAGTCATTGTTAAGTGTTAAAGAAAATATTTTTCCAAGGAATGTTTCTTCTTTATTTCCTGCAAAGTTTAAAGAAAGAGATTCTGGTCTTGAGAAAAAAGATCCAACAGTTGAATAATAGGTTTGCTCAATTTTATCAAAATCAAGACCTACTGCAAAGTATGAGCTTGCACCCACAGGTGCTGAATTTAAAATAGTTTCATTATAAATATACTGAATACTTCCAGAGTTTATTGCTACTTCAAAAATATTGCCATCAAAATTGTTTGAAATATACATTAAAGATTGCCTTGTTGAAACATTGTTTGAAGATTTAAGTATTGAGTATATAGATCTTGTTTCAGAACTTGTTTGATTTAATTTTGAAAAATAAATTGTTCCATAGGAGTTGCTTGTTGCATATAAATTATTTGGATCCATTGAAATGTATGGATAATCTTCATTTTGTATTGCATAATTTTCTTCATAAAAACCTGAAGTAACTAAAGATTTTTGAAAACTTGTTGATGCTGAATTGTTGTTAAATATAATTTCTGGCAATTTATATTCTGGCAAAGTAATACCTTTATCATCAGCCACAAGGTTATTATAAAATCCATCATTCCATTTGCTTCTATCTGGATATCTTACTGTAGAACTGTATCCAGAAAATGAAAAATCTACATACGACAGCGTTCCATTTTTTGATGCAACAATATTTTCTTGTTCTTGAACACCCTGTCCAAATACATATCTTTTCTTTGCAACTTGCTCTGCAACAGCGTAGGGGAATATTGAAAATGAATCTATTTCAAAAAGATATATAAACTCATCTGTATAAAATCCTAAATAATCTTCACTTTCTAATGGGAAGGTTGAAATATCTAAAGACTCAATTGTAATTGATATTACCTTTTCTCCATTAATCATTAAGAATATTTCATTTTGACTTTGGCAGAAATGAACCAGCATTGGTCTATACCATTTTCCAATAAAATAAGACTTGGAATGATTTCCAACATTTACAGTTATAAAATCTCTATCAACATATATTCCATCGTCTGATGCAAGTGGACCGAATATTCTTCTTCTTGTAAGTGTTTCAGGATTAATTCTTAGCCAAAATTCTGCTGTGAGTATTTTGTTAGACCCGTACTGATTTAAAAATCCTTTTCCAGAAAAAACTAACGATGGGATTTTATAGTATTGTTCATAATCATCGTATGCAGAAGCATTTCTTCCATCAAGGAATTCTGTATAAGATGATGAAGCAGAGCCTCCATCAAATAACAACTCTTCTAAGGAAGATCCATCAACTACTGGTAATTGACTTACACTAATATTATCTCTATTTAATTTAATATTTCCAGAAGATCCATATACCATAGGGATACCCGATAGCTTTGCAAAAATAGAATTATTTACAGATAGAATATGCCCATGGTCTGATTCATCATTAAATCCATATGGATCTATAGTAGTACTTTTTATTTCTCCAGGATAGTCTATTAGGGAGCTAATATTGTTTGGCAACACAGCTATAGATGCACTAGAAATTCCAGTACTTATTGAAGTATATGGCTCAGACCATTGTCCAAGAGATACTCCATTAAAATAAATAGAAGACTCTGACTCAAGTGCATCAACGGCTGGATCAAATACAACTCTTATAAAAGGAATAAAGCTTACTCCATCTGTACTTTCAGTATGAGAAATTTTTTCCCAGATGTTTGTTTTTAAAAATGAATACCTTGTATATAATTCTTGTCCATCTACAACAAATCCTATGTCTGCATATAAAATAGAAGTTTGCTCAGGAATGTACATATGACTAGATACACAAACACTACCTTTATTTGGATCAAATTCTGAATAAGATACAGAAGATGATAAAGATAATCTAAACTCTACTGTTGCTGCTGATGCTGTAGCAAGATATATTTTGTTTACATCTAAATCATCAAAAGGGTATCCAGACAATGTAAACGCAGAAGCAGAGCTAATGGCATTATCAAAATCCCAATTATATTCTGTTATCTCTTTTTCTGCTTGTGAAATTAAAGAAACAAAATAATTTGGCTCATCCATAGCCCATAAAGCCACTGGATGCTCTGCATAGACTCTTGAAGCATAAAGACTTGAATTTGTATAGGACATAGATTACCTCTATCCTATTTTATCATAGAGCTTAGCTTGTAATGTCTACAATTTCACAAGATCCAGCTACGCAACTTAATTCTTGACTACCAGTTGTGCCATCGGTTGTTTCATATAAAGAAAGCATTTCCCATTTAATTGAATCTGGCATCTTGTCTAAATATGACTCATACTCTTCTTTAGAAATCTCTTGGTATGGAGCTTGCTTGTAAGAGTGCTCTGTTGATGGAAGAAAAGATACTCCACCAATTGAATCAAAGTTATCAAATACCCAAGCACCAACACGCATCCATTCATTTTCTTCAACATTGATAGTAACACTTGGATTATGCTCTGTCCAATGAGTTCTATATGTTTTCCACATTTCAAGATGATCAATTGCAGTCAGATCTTTAGTAAGAACTGCATTCTTTGGAGCCTTGATTGGAAAATAAAATACAGTTGTCAACTCTGGCTTCATAACATCTGGCTCAAAAGGAATTCCAGAATCTTTTAAGAATTGTGTTAGGGGATCTTTATTATCTGCTCTAACACTTCTAATGTAGTATTCTGAATACCACGGATGAATTCCAGAAGATACTCCTGTAAGCTGTGAGACTGTTCCTGAAGGCTTTACACAAGTAATTGATACTGAAGGATTAATATTTAAAGACTTAGCCTCTTTATCATTTACTGAAACAGATAGATCTCTCATTTCATCAAGAAGTAACTCAAGTGCTTTACCATTTGTAGCAGTAATTTTATTTCCGTAAATTCCTGTCAGAGATACGCCAAGAAGTCTTTCTTCTTCACAATTATCTTTCCAAATTTTTCTAATATATTTAAAGTTTGTTAAAGTTGATTGCCAAGTTCCAAGAATTGTAGCTAACCTTACTTTTTCAAGCAGGGTCTCTTTGGTATCAATTGCATCAATTACAACCTCAGTTAAATTACAAAATTCATTTGGACGAAGAAGAATTTCTCCACAAGGATTAGTTCCTCCAACAAGGCTTGAATCTCTACGACCAAACTTATCAATGTGCTTGCGAACAGAATCAATATTATAAATTCCACGTTCGCCAGACTTTGACTCATACAGATTTCTCCATTCACGAAGGAACTGTGCGGTATTTGGCTTTGAATTATATACAGCAGAATTATTTGCTAATGCTCTTTGACCATTACTTTCCCACCATTGACCACTCTTAGCTTTTGCCATTTCAAAATCATCTAAGTTGGAAAGTGAAATTAAAGCACTTCTACGAACTCCTCCAACAACAACAACTTCTCCAATCTTGCACATTAGGTCGTGTGCCTCAATTGACTTTAACCTTCTTCCTGATGCAACCTTAAATGTTTCAATTGTAAAATTAAATAGATCTACTAAAGGAGCTGGACCAGATGCTCTGCCACCAAATACTTTAAGTCTTGCTCCAGCAGGACGAACCTTTGAAACATCCCAGTTTGGAATCTGACCTTGGCAAAGAAGTGCAATTAACTCTTTGTAAGCTTTTGCCCAACCAAGCTTTGAATCATCAACAACTACTGTTGTGCCTGTTTGAAAGAATGACTCTGAAATAACTGGCAATTGGCTTATATATTTTTGCTCAACACTAAAGCCAACTCCAGTACCGTTCATAAGAATGTACATAGCCTCGTCAAAGGCTCTAGGGCTATCTACAGCAATAAAGGAACAGTTGTAGGCTGCAATGTGGTCTCTTTCTAAAGCTGGTCCAGCAGTCATCAGTGCCCTCATAGAAGGCATTATCTGATGATGTAAAATTGCTTCTCTAACTTCATTAAAAACTTTTGCATTTGGGCTATAGCCGTGATTAAGTACAAGATGATCTCTCATAAAGTTACAATATCTGTCAACAGTTTCCTGCCAAGTCTCTCTACGGTTTTCGTTTTCAATCCAGCGAGCGTATCTTGAAATAGCTATAAAATTAGAGTAGCCATCTACTAAAGATCCTTGTTCATTTATTTTATTCATTTACATTACTTCCTTTATCGGTTATTTTTTTACAAATTTCTAAGAATCTTTTTTCAGAAAGATCCCATTTCATTATATTTACATCTTTATGTACAAATTGAACATTTCCTTCTATGTATCCAAACGCACTATCAATTCTATCAAGTGAGGCATTTCCATTTACCTTAGATCTTCCAAACCAAAGATCTTCTCCAGTATATGCACATCTTCCTTGTTGTGATAGCCACAAACTATCTAAATATTCTACTGATAAATTAAATTCAAGTGTCTTGGACCTGCGAATTAAAGTGCTTTTTATTTTTGATATAAAAAACTGTGGAATATACTGTCCACCTTTCCAGTGAACACTATTAATTCCTGATTGCCCATCGCCCTTGCAATTTTCACAACCAAGTTTTCCAGATAATATTTTTTGTTTTTGTCTTACATAAACATTATTACAAAATATACACTCTACACTCCAATAATGATGACTTTTGTAGCCATTTTTATCGTAACTATGATGTGAAAAAGATATAACTTTGTATCCACCAAAGACTTTTCCAATAAAGTTTTTTGAAATAGCATTATCATTAATTGATAATAGCACCTTAGTAACACGTCCTTCTGGTAAAATGGGAATAGTTACATTGTACACTAGTATTCAAGGAGAAGCAAATGGACCTAACAATTCAAGAGGTAAATTATTATAACAATTTAGTTAAAGATAAAAAAGCATTACAAATTCTTTGCCCCTTTAATGAGAATGAAGAATTTCCAGA